ACAAATAAAATTAAGTACGTATAAGACCATGCTTGCAACCTATAACAGAATCTCGGATAAAATCGAAGTTGGTACTAAATTAGAAAATATGGATGTGAGACTAATTCAAAGATTGATTGATACTGAAGACTGGACTTACACCCAAAAATATCGTGTCAAATCTATTCTGAATGTCTTTTTTGATTATGCCATTGACCAGGGATTTATTGAAAATAACCCAGCAAGAAAAGCAAAGTTACCTCGAAAAAAACAAAGCTTGGAGCAGATTAAAAACGCAAAGGATAAATATCTAGAACCAAAAGAATATAAAGCAATATTGAAAGAACTTTATCGAAAAGACATCACACTAAGATATGCTTTAGCGTGCGAGTTCATGATTTTGAATGGTTGTCGCGTTGGAGAGTTAGCTGGTCTTACACTAGACAAATATCACAAAGATAGCAAGACATTAGATATCCATACAACATTCAACCGATACATACCAGACGATGACGGACCTAAAACATTCGCTAGTTTTAGAACCACACATCTCACTGAAAGAGAAATTGAAATCCTTGATCAGATGATTGAACTCAATCAACTTAGTGAAGACACTGATCCAAATTGGCACAAGAGCACTCGTATATTTGTCACAAACACTGGTAAGCCAATCCATAGTTCAATTCTAAGCAAGTCTCTCCAAAGAGCAAATGAGCGCCTAAAAAAGCCTATTCCCAAACATCTATCGCCCCACATTTTCAGACATACCACAATCAGTATTTTAGCAGAAAACAAAATACCTCTCAAAACGATTATGGATCGTGTTGGCCATTCTGATTCAGAAGTTACTACTTCAATCTATACCCACGTTACAAAGAATATGAAAGATGAAGCAATCAATGTCCTTGATAAAGTAATGAAGAATCTTTTATAAAAGTTTTGCCCCTTTTTTGCCCCCTGAACAGAAAAAAAGCCCTTCGGATAAAATCCGAGGGGCTTAAAACGTTGTTAAATCAACGATTATTTTTTCAAGTTGTAGAATGATTTCAATCCACGGTATTCTATTTTTGGTATATTATATAGGAAGAAATAAATTAAAATCCTTATAAAATAAGCCTTTATGCGTTATAAACTACATATAATTTTTACCATAAAAATACAAAAGTTTTCACCTTTTGCCCCTTTTCTGCCCCCTTCTTAAAACAAAAAAAACCGCAAGCTTGAGCCTGCGGTCGTTGAGAAGAAAAATAGAATCTCCTTTCTTTTTATTTTGTAGTGATGAGCCCGTTAGGCTCAACAGTAAACTCTGGTTTGTCTGCCATTGTTCCGTCTGATTTGAGGTAGTACCAACCTGTACCATCTGCTGATTTGATGAACTGCTTGGATTTCATGTCGCCATCCTTGGCATCGAGGTAGTACCAGTGGTCTTTATATTTGACCCATCCAGTGGCCATTGCTCCAGTTTCTTTGAAGTAGTACCACTTGTTAGCAATAAGTGCCCAACCAGTAGCCATGGCTCCACTTGGGAGCAAGTAGTACCAGTAGCCGTCTGTGTGCTTGTGCCATGAGTTAGCCTTCATGTATCCGTTGCTATCAAAGTAATACCAGACATTGTTTATCTTCTGCCATTTATTTGTTAGGTAGCTTCCATCTGCGTTGACATACCACCAGCCAGTTGAATTTCTCTTCCAGCCTTCCTGGCTGCCCTCATTATCGAGCATTTCTTGGACAGTTGAGCCAAGGGATTGATAATGCTTGATTTTAGCAATCACATAGTCACGCAAGCTATCATTGTAGCCACCGTGCAATTCAAGTGAACGAGCAGGGCACGAGGTGCTTGAAAACTCATTGTGGAACTTGATATTTGAATAGTTCGGAGTATCACCGTAGTAAGCCATGTCCTCGGCCATTTGGCGCAATACCATGTTTTCGTTTTCGATAAACTCGGCATCTGATGCGCTTAACTGCTGGCATACTTCATAGCTAAGAGAGTTCATGTTAGCATCGTAGTTAGCAGCAGACCACGAACCATTGTATGTGTCTTCGACTCGCACAATTGCATCTCTTGTGATGTAGTAATGAGCAAAACCAAGGTCAGACTGGCCATTGTCATATCGTTCTTGGAGCCATTCGATATAGGCCTTTGCGCTTTTTGAACCAGCATCATTATGTAAAACATAATATTTTGGTCGCTCAGTTGGTCGGGAGCCTGAAATCCCATTAAAAATTGTATGGTTAATGATTTCTACCATGGTCTAGTCCTCGCTTGGTTGGTAATATTCTAGTGCACGTTTGCTGTCCGAAATCCCTGCTGTGGTTGGATCTGGAATGATATTTAGGATATTTACAATCGTCAAACCCACAAGATAAGGGTTCGCAAAGAATTTTCCAAGCAAGTCTAAAATGACTCCCCAGCTAACCAAATCTTCTAGTTTAAGGTTAAAATATGCGAGAATTGGCAAAGCTAGTGCAAATGCCACTCGCAATAAGAATGTTTTATTTTTTAAGTTAAAACGTACTTTCCAGTTGATCATGTGTTATTCTCCTTTTTCGATTTCTTCCATGCGGTCGTTCATGCGGACCATTTCTTTTTGAATGTCTCCGACCGTGTGTGTAATTGTGGTTAATTCTGTAGTGGTTTTTTCAAGATGAGTCATCAACCGTTCTTCTCGTCTGTTAGAGTCGGCCTTTGATTGCTCGTGCAAATCCATAATCTTCTTCTCTCGCTTGTCCGAAGTCTTGATTAGATATCGAATAATAATAAAGAAAAGCAAGATAAACAAAATCGCCCAAGCTACCTGACTTTGAGCGATTTTTTCAGCTTCTTCAATCGGCAATGTTACACCTCCTTCAAATTAAATTTCAAGCCACGGAATTTGCTAGCAACTCCAGGGATGTTCTTAGCTGTAATTCGATAGAACCCGATATCGAGCACAGCTCCATCTGATAATGACTGTCCATTTGATGTCACAATCACGTTGTCTCCAAAATAGTGGACAATTGACGGACGTTCAATATAAACCGAGATCTCAAACATTGTCTTTGTTTGAGCGGAATTTAGTTGACCTTCTAAATCAAAGCTATCTGTTCTATTAATCCACTTGACTTCTTTTTGTTCATCAGTCAAATAATCTGAATAATTCAAATCAGATGCCACTTTGTTATTTTGATACCCAATTTTACTAACCCCTGAAACAAATACCGTTTGAGGAATCAACTGACTAGCTAAAAATTCTGCTCCTTTTTGATGGCCCAAATCTCCAAAATGACACATGTCAGGAATAAGAGCTTTAACGCTATATTCTGAGTTATTCAGAATGTTTCTAGTTCCAGCATTATAATCAATAAATGGCAATCCCAATTCTGCAGCTAAATCCTTCTTGATGTTGTCGGCTATCGCATTAATCTTCGAACCAAATCGTTTGTAATTCTCAAATTCAGCTTGAGTACTCATTAGTACAGGTTTAATGCCTTTTGCCAGCAATCGATTGATAACATTGATATGATCGTCTCGAAATGATTTAATCTTACTAGCATCATATACCATATCATTTATTCCCATAGCGATAAATGCATAATTAATTGGTTCATTTATTGGAGACAGAACAGCATCCAAATTTTGACGGAGCCAGCTAATATTTTTTCCAGAAAAACCTCGATTATAAATTTTATGATTAAAATTATATCCACTTTGTTGATTAATAATATTATTGAGTACTCCAGAATATGTATTATCCCCGTCTTTTAGATTATTAATATTATCGTTGTTGCTGGTGTAATTTGAAGTCCTCCAGCCATCGGTAGTGCTGTCTCCCAGCGTCACAATAACAGTTTTTTTAGTCTGAAGGTCGACAATCAGTTCTTCTAATTGCCATACATTGTTTAATAATGATTTTGTAGTCTCAATAAAATTATTATTAGAATAATGCGTGAGCTCTCCAAGATATATTGATGCAATCAAAATATCTGTATTCTTACTTGTAAAAGTTGCTCCACTAGACATCACTGAACTCTTTACTAGCTTAAACTTATTTTCTATAGTATCTAAAATAAGATGATGTAAGAATCCGCTAGTAAGTTGAAGATTTTCATGTTCTTTTATCGAGTAGTAACTTGTACCCTTTGAAACAATAATCTCATTCTGTTCTCCGAATCCGATAAAACTAAACGTTTTTGAATAATTGTCATAAATTATTTTACCTTGTACAACCGAACCGATTAAGCTATCCTGCGCATATTCTGAGTAGCCAATTGTCTTAACGAACATAGAATTAACTGGGTAATGTAAAGTACTCTTATACATAATAGCAAGTATGACTTGCGTTGACGTGATGTTCTTAACGTTCGCCAAAGTCATCACGGTTAACCCTTTATTTTGGAAGTCGTAAACAACATATTCTGATAAACCAGTTGGTTCATAGTTAATACTTAAATTTGTATCAGGGGCATAATTTTTATTCCCAAACGAAATCCATGTATCCTTTTTCACGGATACTGTTTTAGACTTGCGATCAATAGTTAATAATCCGTCGAATATGACACCGAACTGATTAGGAACGCCGTCAGTTGGCGATTGATATGAACCACCATCCGCCCATGAGCTTCCGTCCCAGTAATTCCAGTGGCCGTTATCAGTTGTAACATAAATACCTTTATCTCCAGATGGCTTTGCTGAACGTAAAGCTGAAACATTTGGATATGTTCCTTTAGGAGACCCGTCTAAAACATTATTAAGCATCGCTTTTATTTCAGCTTCATCTGCTTTTGAATTGATAATATTATCAATCGTAGAGAATCTATCGGATAGATGGTCAAAGGAGCCTCTGGCCTTAGCCACTTCCATATTCGCGTTGCCTTCCTTGGAGCCTTCCAACCATGTCCGCTCGAATAGCTGAGCAATGACCTCACGAACATCTGACCCTTTCCCTTTAGTACGGATCCATTCTGTCAGGTCTGAAATTTGATGTAGGACATTAGGGTCAACATCTTCAAAGTCAGTATAAAATTTTTTTCGGTTTTCGGCTTCATCAGCCTGTTTCGTCAAGCTCTTAAAATCATAGGCCATCCGCATTTCCTCCTTGGCTTTCTTTTAATTTTTTGATAGCTACTTGAGTTTCAGCAACCTTATTGTCAAAGCTTTTCTTCTTAACTTCAGCAACTTGCTTCTGCACTGTCAAGCTAGCAATTAAGTTTGCATCGCTTTCCGGATCTAACTGAGCAATCTGATCTGTCAAGACCTGGATTTCTTGGGCAAAACTATCAGAGTTGACTTGATACTGCGATAGTTCAGTCTGCAAAAGCGACATCTGATTGTTGTAGTTTGCTTGAGCTTCCAGTTTTGTATTCGCTGCTTGTTGATCAGCCATCACCTTTTCCATTGATTTCGTTGCCTCCTGTTGCTGTAATTGAAATTTAGACAAGGTCATACTATCTGCTCCAACTGTCAAATCAACTGATTCGGGCTGGGTGACATCAATAACCTTCTTGATAATCTGAAGTCTTTCCACCCCAGAAAGTGGTGGGTTATCAATTGGATGAGTATTGCCTATCTTAAACTTTTCGAATGAATGGTCAATAAGATACAATTCAACGACAGACACAGACCAGGCAGAAATGGCAATTTTTTGATTAGCCATATACTGCTTGCCACGTTCCAATAAGATTCTGACATCCTTGATTTCTGTCCAATCCATAGGTCTTTGTATGATTCCAAACTGTCTGACCAATTCTGCATCTTCGATATAACTCTTACCACCGTTGGCACTATTGATTGTGACACGTTCACGGACAACATATTGGCCTGTTTCTTCATCTCGAGTATCTTTATCCAGATCAGCACCTAAAGGCACTAAGCGAGTGATAAGGTTGCTCAAATCAAGCTCCCTGCGTGCTGTTTCAATGTTGGTCCCTAGTTGGATAGGACTAGACATGTCTTGACCAACATCCTTTAGGTAATCCAGGTACACACCGTCCTCTTCCAAACGTAGTTGGATATAGCCACCCATTCGACCAACAAGATAAGTCTTGATAGTTTCAAAAGTGGTGTTATAACCAATATATCGGTAGGGCACGTCTGATTGATTTGGAACGGTCACCCGGCCAATTTTGAATTGTTTGTGTGGCTCTACTTGCCCATTGTGGACATCAACAATCCGTCTCAAATAGTCCTCAACACCATTATTGGGAACACGCTGAAAAGTTTGGGTAGAGTCTTGAAGATAACCCAAAACAGACTCACAAACAAAGGTCTTTGCAAATAAACCCGTCGAATCCATGCCTGCATCTGGTTTTAGGACACGTCCATAAAATTCAACTTCTTTGTCGTATTTATTGACGATTTTGATTAAACCCGTGATAGGTTCAATCCGGTTGTATAGTGGATGGTCATACATGAGTTCAAACTCAAATGTACCAATATCAGACAAAGACTGCTCCAAACGTCCAGCCGATACTTTATCGCCGTCCAATTGGGTTTCATGAAGCAAGGTGCCTACTTTGTCCTCATGGTTTTTGTAGTAGATAATCCGATAACCAAGTTCAATCATCCCATGACCTCTTTCTGATAATGAAATTGAATCGTCCCAGTCCCTTCAACATGGACATCGTTGACACCAGGTCGCAAAGATAAGTAATAGTCTTGTTTACTACCTGCTTCAAAAATGATTGGTTCTTCATCGTTGACCTTGACAGTAAAACGGCTGTCTACTGTGATTTTAGGTTTAATAGAGACAGAACCAGCATTAAACAATGGAAAATCCAGTGACCCTTTGACAATGTACTTGGTATAATTGGCGACATCATCATCAAAATCAAAAACATCCCAAAGATCATCAAAATAGTTGGTATGACTGATCATGTAGGGGTAACAATCAAAAACGATGGTCACGGTAAGCTGGTTGAATTGCTCACCATTCTCTACTTCAACAGACTTGCACTTACCGAGCCAATAGTAATCGGAATCATGCGTGTCATAGAGTTTGTTTCGTGGATGTACCATAAGCTTCTGCTTAATGTTTCGTTCTACAATTTTACGTTGATTATATGGTGTGTTAAACAACATGAAAACATACTCAATTTCACGATTTTCAAAGACTCGCGACCCCAATAAAGCTGAAAAATCAAGAACCCCCTGCTTAAATGGGAGGTTCTTGAGAATTTCTTTTTCATCTGGAGTTGGGGCATTGCGTTCCATCAAATATAACTTTTCGTTCTTGGAGTTAAACCCCATGAATTGAATGTATTCATTGATTTCTAAGTTACCCATGAAGTTCTACTCCTTAACTGTGTATTTTGACCAAGGTTGCGGTCAACTTTTCGACTAATAACTTTGCCATCCAGGTATGTATTTCCACTTCTGCGGACTTCGTCAATCAGTTCATCAAACTTCTTAATCAAACGTTGCTGACCAGCAACATTGTCTATGCTGTGCTGGACACTTTGAGGATTATGTGACACTGTCACACTGTTCATCAAGTTAGCTGCCATGTTTGGCAAATCAAACGAACCATCTAGCCCAGTCTGTACCAATTCTGACAATTGACCAGCCATACTTGATACATTACTTTTGACTTCTTGCCAACCTGAGCTGATACCACGATTCAAGCCAAACATAATGGCTAAACCGTTATCAACCAAGAGACGTTTATCATAGGAAACTGGACCCTTGTGGTCCTTAATCCACTGAGCCATACTCGATACACTAGCTGTGATCTGTGCCCATCCTGCATCAATCCCTGACTTCAAACCTGACATCAGAGCCGTACCGTTAGAGTACAGGTTGACACCAGAACCGACATTTCTCAAAGAGCTGTTCATGTTATTAACAGTATTTTGAGTAGATGACACCATTTGTTGTCCGGCAGATTGCCAAGCTGAAACCATTTGGCTTCCACCATTGCGTACTGAGGACACAATAGCCGTCATACCATTCAAAACAGCTGATTTCATCTGATTCATAGTGGATTGGATAATGGTCACCATTTGGGTCCCTGCGGATCTGATTGCAGTTGTCATCTGGTTTCCACCGTTTTGAACTGCTGAAGCACTAGCAGTCATTCCATTTAAGACTACCATCTTAATTTGGTTCATGCTTGCTTGCATGGCTACAGTCATTTGAGTGCCTGCCATTCGGACCGCTGTTGACATCTGCATACCTGCGTTAGAGATTGCCGCTGTTGCACCAGCCATTGAAGACGTGATTCCGGTCCCCAAAGCAGTGACTTGAGCTAATGCTGTTGTTGACGCTGAACCTAATCTTTGCATGGCACTTCCTGCTGCATTGGCTTGACCGTTAAAGGTTGCAAGCCCTGCACTTGCTACAGTTGCAGATGGTCCAATGGTCATGAGCATGGAAGCAAATTGAGTGATAGTTGCCCCAATTGCCATCAAACTCATTACAGAGGATTGGGCACTGGTTGCAAAGGTCATCATAGCAGTGCCAGCCATAGTCATCATAGCTGGTAGGGTTCCAAGGCTAGCTGATAGGGTTGTAAGGGCAGTTGGAAGCATTTGAATAGCTACACTAGCCATCTGAGCTGATGTTGCCATCATTTGCATGCCCATTCCTGCTGCTTGAAGTCCAGGACCAGCAGAACCGATTCCAGAGGCTACAATAGCTGTCAAGCCTGTTGCGACGGCTGCCAATGTTGCCACTAGATCCATCAGACCTAATTCTGTCAACATCTTAATGCCCTGAGCCATGAGCTTAACGCCCATACCGGCATTCTTAGCCGCGTTCCCCATGCTTTCAAAGATACCAGCGACTCCGTCAAGAACATTGCGAATCGCTGAACCAAATGACTCAACAACACTTCCTGCACTTTCCAAGATAGAGCTGATTTGCTCACCAAGTGTCTTAAAGAGGTTTGTGATACTGTCAATAATCGGACTAATTTGACTGACAAGGTTGTTAAAGGCGCTGACAATCTGGCTTAGTACCGGAGCCAATGCCACAACCATTTGTGTCACAGCTGGAATGAATGGCGCCAATGCCTGAACAATTTGAACAATGGCATTTGCCACCACTGTTGCAATCGTAGTGAACATCTGTGTGATATTCGGGATAAATGGTGCAATAGCCTGAACAATCTGAACAAATGCATTAGTAATTACCGTAACTACTTGAAGGAAAGTTGAACTGATAATTGCAACTATCGGTGTGATTGCTGCGATTATCTGAGCAACTCCACCTGCTAAAGCTGTCACAATTTGAGCAATCGCTCCACCTACTGCCGTTGCCGCCATTGAAAATGCTATACCAAAGGCTACGACCAACGGCGAAAGCATTGACAAGGCTTGGGCTATTGTTGTCATAACTGGTGCCAAAGTCACCAATGCACTTGCAAAGGCTTGAAGTGTACCACCAACCAATTGAACAAAAATATCAGCCAACCCCTGCAAGAATGGAAGGACCATGCTCTGCATAGCACTCAATGCAACCAATGCGGTAGTAACTGCTGCAAGCCCCATTGCAAATGAAGCAACTCCAGCTGGATTTAGCATGGAAATAGCTCTGGCTATCCCTTGGAATACCGTTGAAATAGCTGTTCCAATTCCCTTAAATGCTGATCCAATCGCTTTTCCTAGTCCAGAAAAAGCATTTTTGACCGCTGAACCTGCTGTTTTTGCCATATTGGCTAAACCAGTAAACGGATTAGGGATTTTTGGGAAACTAGGTTTGAATTTGCTGAAAGGATTAGGAATTTTGATACCTTTCAACTTCATGAGAGAAGAAATAAACAACCCAATCCCACCAATGAGTGGAGCAAATGCCCCTACATTGAATTTTCCAAGAGCGTTCTTGATGAAATCAAGTGCTGGTTGTGCTTTCGCCTTCAATTCGTTGAATTTTGCCACTACAGCACTAACAACACTATTGACAACATTGCGAAATTTCTCTGAATTTTTATAAGCATGGACGAAACCAGCCACCAAGGCGACTAGGGCGACTAGGGCAAGTCCCCACGGATTAGTTAATACCGCCCCAATGCCTTGAAATGCTACTTTTAAGGTACCAATACCCTTCATGATTCCAGACAATGCTAGTAAGACAGGACCAGCACCGACTGCAATCAAGGCAACCCATTTTTGCCATGGAGCAAGAGGGAGGTTGTCCCAGATTGTTTTGATAACTCCTTTGACATTTTTTGAGAAATTGACAATGGTAGTTTTTAGGTTGGTCATCAACTCTGCTACATCTGCTTCAGGATTGCCCAGACCTGCCACAAAGTTTGAAAAAGCTCCCTTCATGGCATCTAGTGAACCTGAAACTGTCTTTTCTGACTCTTTCAAGAAGTTTCCGTCATATTGTTTGGTGCGGTCCATGAACATCTGCATGGCAAGTTCTGCTTTTTCAGCGTTGCTGGCAGTTTTCCATTCGAAATTCAGACCTTTTTCCAAAGCATAAGCTTCAAGAGTAGTAGCATTCATAGCAACACCAAGGTTGTCCATCATTGTGAAGTTTCCTTTTGCTGCGCCTGCTACTGATTCCATAGCCATATTCACGTCAACACCCATGACGGATGCCACGTCTGCTGCACGTTTCATGGCTTTCGAAGTCATATCAAGAGCTTTTTGTTGCTCCAATCCTGAACCTTGAAAGAGTGAACCCATTTTGTTAGCCGTAGCCATATAGTCAGAGGCAGAAAGTCCCATAGTCTGATAAGCATTCTTGGCATCATTTTGTACACTCTTGGCAAACTGACCGAAGACGGCTTCTGTACCACCTAGGTTTTGCTCAAGACTTGCATAGCCTTTTACAACCGCCCCAATACCTGCAAGAGCTGGAGCGGTTAAACCAGCTGATAGTGCCAGACCTGCAGTCTGGAATCCATTTGCGACATTCTCAAAGGTTCGGTTTGATTTACTTTGGAAACTCTCGAAAACAGATTGAGCCTCCTTGATTCCACTTGTAAAATTCGAAACATTAGCCTTTAAGACTGCTGTTACATCAAATGCCATTAACTATCCCCTCCTTTCGCTAGGTATTCGTTCATCAAACGGTTAAGCTCAGCCATGCGGTCAACCTTGCGTTTTTGCTTGTTTGGTTGGAAGAGATTTTGGATTTCGGCGTCATAGTCAAAGAAATCTTCAAAACTCTCATAGGCTGAGCGGATATTCTTGCCCTTTCCTTTGGTAGCTTTGGCTGCCTGATTGTAAAAGGCGTTTTTCGCCATCAAATAAAGCCTGTCCACCGTTCTAATTTCAAAAGCCTTGTGATAGACCTGAAATTGTTCCAAGGTGGTGTTGTAAGCTTGCTGATATGTCAGTCCTGCTCTGGCAATCAGAATTGAGATACAGTCTGCGTAGGTGTAGTGGTATTTGTCGGTGTCACTGGAAACGGTGCCTGTTCTACGGCTGTCATCAGTGCCTGCGTTTGAACTGGTGCCTGAGCTGGAGCTTGCGGAGCCTGGTCTCCTTGAATCTTCATGGCGTATGCCAGGATTGGTGATTTTTTTACTTCTGTCAAAATGCTTGTGAAGACTTGTTCGATTCGACCTTCAACAATCAGCTGTGTCAAATACGCTTCCAATTCTTCGTTGCTAGGTTTTTGAGGTGCCTCAGCAGTTGCAGCTTTAATCAAATCGTAGAATGCCAATGGATCACCAAGGAACTGACCAACATTGAAAAGAGCCATAGCTCCATAACCTGTTTTCATGCCTTCAAATTCTGCTGGTTTACGCTTGTTCATCTCAGCCAAGAAACCCAGTCCGAAAGTCAATTCATAGTTTTTGCTGTTAATTGTTAAAATCATTCTCTTTACTCCTTACAAAAAAT